TTAACGCCAGATCTGCCACTCTACAAAAACCTCAGCTAAAGCACAACCGAGCTGCCATAGGAAACCTGCAGCAAAGATAAATAATAATGTGTATACTGTTTCACGCTTAGTCATTGTGCTTCAGTCCCTTCATGACTTATACTAATATCTTCCAAAGATCTCAAATTCTTGAAGTTTTGAATTGTCTCCCGTGCCTTCACGGCCCGTGTATCATCGGACCACATCAAGCAGCTCGGGCAAATATGCACCTCAAAATATCGACCTCTGTTTACGTGACTACCCGCCGTTGTATCCTTATGGCATATATCGCAATTCATAATCTCACCTCAAAATGGTTCTGACTTATTAGTGTTCAGCTTGTCAATATCTTCTGGCGTAGAGTAGTACCCTCTTGCAAGATTTTTTCTTATAACCGCTTCTTTGGCTTTGGCATAGATCACAAAAGCTTCAAAGTTATCATTCGTAAGTTGATAAATCAACGTGTTACAGCAAGCCTTAACGTCGATAATCTCCATCAGCAAAGCAAGTAATCTGCTTTCTGTCGGCATTTCTTTAAGCTCTATGTAAGCAGCTTCCACCTCAGCCAGTTCTTCTTTGATTTTTGCAATCTGTTCTTCCGGTGTTGCGTCCCTGAATTTATAACATGGTGTTGTTGCTTTAATTTTCATTATTTCATCTCCTTCATTGCCGCAAAGAATGTGATTGCCGCCATATACTCATCGTAATATTGCTCGTTAGGATTATTACCTTCACGTCCGTATACACTCTCTACACGAGTTTTAAATTCTTCTAGCGTACCACCTTTGTAGTTATTCCAGCATCCACACAGGACATTGTCGTCATCTACGCAATAAGTAGTTGTTCCTCGGCGACTGCCAATTCTAACAACTTGATAATATGTTTTATCTAGGTCTGCATCGCTGAGGTCTGCATCGCTGAGGTCTGCACTGCGGAGGTATGCACTGCGGAGGTTTGCACCGCTGAGGTTTGCACCGCTGAGGTCTGCACTGCGGAGGTATGCACTGCTGAGGTTTGCACTGCGGAGGTTTGCACCGCTGAGGTTTGCACGTTCCCCTCCTTCTTCGTTTCGCAACCATCTACCGTGACTTTTTATAATCTCCTGTAATTTTTTTGCACTTATTTTCATAGTTACCGCTCCTTTAAACTTTAGCTAATTCACCTTGACGACGGGTTGACCGTTTTGGTACTACATCAGGCACTAACGGATGATATTTATAACACCGCTCACGATCAGCAACCACATAAGTAAATCCGCTTTCTTTGTCTACTCTCAAAAACGGTTGATGTCCGCTGTATGGGCAATCAACAGTGTTAATACATTCAGCGCATTTTCGTTCGACGTCTGCGATAAAGCTGATATCGTTGTAATTACGCTTTATAAAGCTATCATCGGCGTCAGGGAAAATCCTCTTTGCTGCAGTTCTAACTTTCTCACTTATTGGCTGCCGTAGTTCGCCAAATGTTTTTCCGGCAGCAAGATCAGCAAATAGCTTCTTTACAAACTCATTTGCCGCTTTAGAATTACGCTCAATAGCTTTCTTCTCTGCGCCGATCTTATTTTGTCGTAGGATTGATAACGTATTATTAATATCTGCCCACGTTGGCCAATATTTATTATTATCAGCGATATAATCAACAGTATCGCCCCACATCTCAATGTCTGTGTATTTATAACGCTCCAGGGTTTGCCTTTCGATAGTTTTTTTTGCATCTTCGCTTCCCCAGTTTGGCTTTAATCCCGCCGCCTGCCACACTTCATAAGCTGCCGTTATCTCTCTAAGTTCCAACATACGGCATATCCCTCACTTCCTCCCAGTCCAGCCCCATAAAACAAGCCAGTCTGTATTTTCTTTTCTCTGGAGGTATCGCTGCCCAGCGCTCCTTATTTTTTGCAATCCATTCGTCTTTCTCTTGTGCTTCCCTGTCAGCAGCTTGCACTGATTTCGGTAATTTGATTTCATCCGTCCAGCGTTCATCCTGCAAAAACGTATCAGGATCAGGTATGTACCTTCCGTTCTCCTCCTGCCACTGATTAGTTTTTTTGTATCGCTCAACAGCAGCATTAATCAATGCATACTGTTCTTCAGAGTGTACACGCATATTCATCCATGCGATTCTTGCAACAGGCTTTTTCCTTTTCGACGGATACAATTCCCAAAATAATTCAAAGCCTTTTTCTTTTCCGTTAACCTCTAATCCATTTTGGGTTTGCTCGCGTACGTGTGCGTTATTATTATTATCATTGTTTATCATTGTTATATTATTATCATTATTGTTAGATGTTAGCTGACTGTTAGGTTGTCTGTTAGGTGTCTGTTGACCGTCTGTTAGCTGACTGTTAGGTTGTCTGTTATCAACTTCCCTTTTTCCTTGATAAACCTGCCAGTTTACTATAGTTATCAGCCTTCCAGTCTTTGTTGATTGGTCTGTTAAAAAATTCATATTTTCAAACTTTTTTAACGCAGTCCTTACATTTTGGACTGTTAGTCCATTTCCGCAAGCTTTTACGATATTAGGCAAGCTGGTTATAAATTGTCCCGGTTGGCAAATAAATTCTTCTCCCTGCCAATACCACTTTTTTTCACTGTGATTTGCCATTAAAAGCAGAGTGATTAAAATTACCTTTTGCTCAACTGTCGTAACCTGCCAAATCGGACTATCTAACAATTTTCGATGTAAAGCAATAAACCCAGTATTCATAGCACTTTACTCCTGATGGTCATATTTTGTAGACAAATACGCTTTTACCTTTTGCCCAATTACAACGCCCTCGGCGGCATTGTGGCGCAGGTAATGACAGTCATTACAAAGCATTGCCATATCTTCAAGCCTATCCTGTCCACCTTGTGACTTTAGCGGCTCGTGGTGTGGCTTAACTCCAGGCTCAACAAAGCTATTGCAGTTTACACACAAACAATCATCACGCCGATATACTTCCTCGCAGAGTTTTTTTAGCGCTTTACCCTTAAGTCTTATCCTCTTTATTTTTGGAATCATCTTTAACGCCCCACTCCTTGATCAGCTCATCTAATTCTTCCTGCGGCCTTGTTTCTACACCAATATCTTTTGCCATAGATACCAAACAATCTATAAAACGGCTCATCTCTTTCGTGTCATAAGCACTGCTACCGTAATATACCCTTACATTGCTATAGCCTTTAATGTTCTGACATTCACCAAGCAATTCAGCTATCCAGCCAACACCATTGCTTTGCCAAATTTCAATAGTTCTGTTTACAGCGTCAGTTGGCACTGGCCATATTCTGCCGTAACCACATTCCCGGATTGCCTTCCTGTAAACATCTTCCTTGCTGTGAAAGCTCTCTTCTGACAGCTTTTCTGCTATCCTTTGGCATAATACCCAAGCGTATTTATTAGCGTCGTTAGAACGCCCTTTGCGCCATTGCTTGACCTCTACAACATACTGCTTTTCAGGATCGATTTTATTGATTTCTTCTTCCTCTGATAAAGGGACAGGTACTACTAAATTTATGTATCCCATCCCTTTTAACGTCTGTAAACCTTTAACTGTTAGCTTCATTTTGCGCCCACTTACTTTGCGTTAATCTTCATCTTCGGCATTTTCGCCATATTCTTTTTTTAATTCCTCGAAATATTGATTTTTAAATTTTTCCAGCTGGCGCTTTGCCTCGTACGTTGCCGAGTTCGCCCTGTCGATATCATATTTTTTTGTAGCCACTTCCTGCACCAATTTTCGATATTCGCTTAATGTAATTGTTACAGTGACTTCATTTTCAGCGATATAATTATCAGTACTGTCATGATAACTTTCAACTTTTTTCCCATATACTTGTTCCATTTTTAATTCCTCTTTTCAAAATTTATTTAACTGATGAATCCCTAAACCTTCCAACTTCATTTTGCTACTGCCTTTTGACAGTTCATACAAAGAGGCCTGCCAAATTTCTGCACGCTGTAATCGTGAACTCTTTGGCTGATTTCAACTGTACATTCTTGACACATCAAAAATTGTGGTCCAGTATTTTCGTCAGGAAACGCAGGCTTAGTTTGGTTTATAGGTGTAGGCAGTTCTGCTTTATTTGATGTTTTAGTGGTTGATGGTTCAACAGATTGCCGTTCTTCTCGAACGCTATATTTACCATCGCAAAACCCCCTGTACACATCTGCTGCAACGCCAATGTTTTTCATAGCGTTACCAAGTGCGTCAGTAAGACACATCTTAAAGGCTTCATCATTTGCTGTAAGTCCAGTTTTATATTTTTGAACAATGAAGTCGCCTCCACAACCAATGATAGGCTCGCTCCAACTATCACCGTTTTTGATAAACAAAGCTACCGTCATATACAGTAATATTTGCTTATCCTCTAATGGATATATAGTCTTATCTAAAATTTCAAATTTCCATCCAATACCACACAATCCAAACTGAGCAGTAATAGCTTCAATCTTCCATTGTGGGTTTATATCACTTTTTCCCCTTAGATTACCTGATTGGATTGTTTTCAAAGCATCTGTAGGCGGGGTTGCTAAGTTTGTATATATATCAATCATGTCCTCCACCTCACTTTATCTGCACATTCTGATGCTCTACTACCTGTGCCCCATCAATCTTACTGCCAGCTTTGATCGCAGCCTTGATAGCCGCTTTGTCAGGTGATGTTGATGTAACAACTCTCAAAAATTCTGTCGGCAGCTTCTCCTTATCGGTAATTTCCACTGTCTCACTTTTTTTGTAGCTGACTGCGCCTTTGGGAGTCTCAAATTTTTCACCCTTTAAAGCGTAGGCTACATAACCTTTTAACCACTCCGCCTTATTTTTTAAGGTAGCTTTTCTTTCCGTCAGCCTTTTAATTTCTTCTTCAATGGCTGCTGTTTCTGCCATTTTGTTTTTGTAAACCACAAGGCAGCCTTCAATCTTTTCTACTCTATCAATCTTCAACTGATCTATATCCTCGGCAGTCAATATTTCACCTGTTTCAGTATCTACCATTCTTTCAGTATCAAGTTCTAGCAACCGCTCTAATTGTTGATTAATTTCATAAAGTTTCATATTTACACGCCCCAATCTTCAATTTTATTTTCAATCGTATTTGCACTGTTTTTAATCCATTTCAGCAAAACATTTACTTTAGCTTCGCTTCCGTCCAAATCATCTGTGTTATTCAGATTTTCCTGCATTGCATCTAATTCATATCTAATCGAATATACTAAATCATCAAAATTATCCATGCTTGCAATCCTCCAATTCTTTTGCTAAAATGAAGGTGGACGCTAAACTTCGTAAAATTTACAGTCCACCCTGAGCTATCGAAGCTGCAACTTCGGTAGCTCTTTTTCTTTTGCAATACAAATAATCTTCAGTAGGAACGTATTTAGACAAGACGATAACCGGAACTCCATTTTTATCACAAATATGATCACCTTCGCCAATAGGCAGACAATGATCACAATATTCACATTCTAACTTCTCATCTTCGCAGCTCATCTCAACACCCCTACTGTCACTACAGCAGCCATAATAGCTACGTATGTCCCAACAAATATTGCAGTAGTTGCTACGGTAAAATCTCTAATCATAAGCCTGCCACCTGCCCCATAGCGTAGCCTATGTCATATATCAGCCTAACTACTGTTGCTATAGCCAAAGCAGTTAAAGACCATACACAAGGCTGTTGCTTAATACTCTCTTTCATTACTACTGCTATTCCTGCTACTTTGATTAATGCTTTCATCTGCTCTGCCTCATTTCTACTATTTCAGTTTCTTTTTTCATCTGCCTAACTATCTTTTGAACAGCGTCAGCTGTTACTCCTGACACTTTCAACAGACATTCTTGCAGTTCTGCTATTTCAGCGTTAGCGTTATCTAAGGCTTTTTGTAGCTGCATTACCTCTAATCGCTCTCGATTAGAAAGTTTCGGCTTACCGTACTGATCGGCATATCTCGTAACATCTGATATACGATACCGACCACGTACTACTGTTTTAATACCTGCACTAGCAAGCCATTCTTTTACTGTCCTTGCACTAACGCCCCACGCCTCAGACAGCTCTCTTATTCCAACGTGTGGACATTCTACAATCATTGTTCCTCACTCCTAATAAAAAATTATTGGGGCTCAATCTCTATATCAATACCAAAATCATCAGTCTTTACTTTATCCATATGGAAATGTATTTTCTTTGTTCCATCAATTGCTGAATGTATCGCTATATTGCAGTCTCCGTCATGGTATTGAGATATCTCATTATTATCATTTATAACCTTTAGACTCCCTTTCCAAACTCCTTTTGTCCGAATTAGTAATTTACTCACCGGTATATCCTCCTTAACATACTTTTCTTCAAACTCTTTAGAACTTAAATTCTTTACCACTTCGACAAACTTTGCCAAAGCTTCATCTTTCTTGTTCATGGTATATCCCTCTTTCAAAGTTGATATACCAGTCGAAGCGTGTTATAATGTTCTCGTCAGCTTCGGCTGGTGCAAGAAACACTCGCTAAACTTTCCACGGTGCGGCGGGTGTTTCTTTTTGTGTTGTAAAAGAACCTGCTCCTTCTTATAATGATTGTAGGAAGGAGGTGATTTTGTGACTATCTCAACGCTTGTTATAACTATAATAGTTTCTCTTGTATCGGGTCTTGCAGGAACATTTTATTTAGAAATCAGTCGAAAAAAATCTCAAAAACAGAAACTTTCAAACTGCTTAATATTGCTATATACAGAGATTAGCAACCATTCTTTTTGGCTTAAAAAACGCTATTCTAGTAATGAAGCATTCATTTCATGTTCAAAGCTTTTAAGAGACGCTCCAATAAATGAATGGAATAACGTAAAATATTTTTTAGCAGAAACGCTTAACTCCGAAGATCTAAAAGCCATCGTCCATCATTACAGACATATTGAAGGATTAAAAAAGATTTTAGCTGAAGATCCAAATTATTTATATTCAAAATCCCGCCTCAATCTTTTCGTAAAAGATGCTGACCATGTCTTAACAGTTCTTATGAAAGACCATGCTGTGAAAGAATTTGTTCAATCCACCATAGAAAAAGAATCCAAAGAACAAAATTCAAACTAAGCATAAGGAATAATCCACGAAGTGAAGGCGTACCCAATACAGCAAACTTTTCTGAAAGGTTTTCCAGCGCAATAATCATTCTGGCCGATGTATAAATTCTTTCTTGATTATCTTCTTCCAACTGCCTGCGTATTTCAGTTGCATGATATTTCCTAATTGCTTCTATAACAAACTTCTTTGTTGCTGGTTCGCCTTTTTTGTTTTTGCTCATTTCATTTTTACGCTCCTTTCATATCCTTTCAATTTCATTAAGCCCCAATAACTTAAATACTACCTATGTATTTATTATCCGTAGTATAGAATTTATATATTGCTGTATACGGATCTTCTTGCGTACCCTTACCTGTCAAACACTCAACTCTTATGACTGTTGCTAATTCAGCACCATCAATTCTACAAATTTCACAACTCGCCACACACACTGATTGTGTGGCATTTTCTTTTCCATTACTTATACATCCTTTCATTGTTACGCTCCTTTAGCGACTTTTATTACATTTATGCAACAAGATTTGCAAAAAAAATTTCTCCTGCTTTTTGACTGTTTAACGACAAAGCTTCTGAAATAGCATACATAACATCTAATGTAGGTTTTACTTTGCCGTTGAGAACCCCAGCTACAGTATTTCTATTAACATTCGCTTTATCAGCTAAATCAACAATAGTAATAATTCCAGCATCTATCATTGCTTTTCTTAAACTTAAAGTATCAATTTTATACATCATTATCACCCCTTTCTATTGCATTTATGTAATAAGTATAATATCATATGGTTTGCTTGTCAATACAAAAATGCAATATTATTATGCGATTTGCACGACTCATATTGCATAAAAGATATTTTTAATTTATACTAATTACAGGAGGTGCTATCATTGATTCAGCCATTTTGCAAAAATATGAATATTTTACGTACTCAAAAGCAATACACTTTTTCTGACTTATCTAATCTTTGTCGAGATAAAGGTCTAGATATTAGTGCACCAACGTTGCAACGTTATGAAGTAGGAAAAATAAAAAAAATTCCATATGACTCTATTGTTGTTCTAGCTGAAATTTTTAATGTTTCCCCAGCTAAATTAGTAGGTTGGGAAAATTTTTCAAACGTTGAAAATTATAACGAAACAGAAAAAGCACTTATAAAAAATTACCGCCAATTAAACGAACAAAACCAGCAAGCAGTAACAACTATGATTAATTCTCTTTTGGCTGTAGAAAATTCTACCTTTGAAAAAGACGCAGTAGGTTGAGGATATTGAAATGATATTTTTTATAAGCTGTTTTAGAAAGAAGGTATTTCTAATGTCGAAACTTATTCTTTTAATTTTCATTTTATTGTTATCAATAAATTCTGCTGCATTAGCTTTTCCAAATGAGCCAACATCATTTCGAGGCTTAAGTTGGGGTGCATCTATAGAAGAATTGAAAGAAAAATATCCTAACAGTTATGAAATTAAAGATGATAGAGTAAATACTTTAATCAAACAGATCGATGGTACAACATTGATTTCATACGGTACTTACTTAGAAAATGATTCTATAAGCAATATCCCTATTGTAGCACCAATAGAATATACCTTTTGGAGTAATCAATTAGAAAGTGTACATATTAACATTAGTGGCGATTCTGTAGCTATATCATCATATAACGAGAAAAAAATGCTTGCTGCTTTAGAAGATTTATATGGAGAATGTTCTTCAAAGTTTGAGGAACCATTTACAGATGAACCATTTACACGTATGTATTTTTGGGAAGGCCCTGTTTGTAAGATTATGTTTTTTTCTAATTACCATGATAAAGGCAAATATGATTCTAATGTTTTTTTATGGTTATCCTCTCAAAAAATATCCTCTGAGCGTTTAGCTCAGGCTCAAAAAACACGCAGATCGCAAGCCAAACAAGGCTGGTAGAAATAATTACCATAAGTACACGGACATTTTTGTCCAACTGTAAGGAGGTAGCAATGGAGTACAATTTTACTTATAGAGAGAAAGACAAAGGCTTCCAGGTCATACTCTCCTATAAGGATAATGTAGGACGCTGGAAGCAAAAATCTAAGCAAGGATTTAAGACTAAGCGAGAAGCTAAGAATGCCGGCGATAAGTTATTAGAAGAAGTTAAAGCAAATGCTCCAGTATATATAGACAATAGTACCGCTAATATAACCTTCGGCGAATTTGCTGCAATATTTCTTAACGATACAAGAAGGAGCATAGCCTACAACACAATACTCGGATACCAGCATGCGCTCAAAGCTTTTTCAGAACTAAAAGATATGCGTCTGGTAGACATAACGCATAGCGACATACTATCAATATTTAACTCTCTACCGGTGAAAGCAAACACCGCCAACTTGTATCTCGTGAAACTAAAAACTATCTTTAAACGAGCGGTATCTCCATACGAGCTCATAACCAAAGACCCTACAGCAGGGATACAGCCGTTAAAAATAAAAGGGCAAAGAAAAATAAACGCCCTTTCCAAAGAACGTTTAGAAGCGATTCTGGCGCGTTTAAAAACCAAGAACTATACTTTATATACGGCGTGCTGTATCGCCGCTTTTGCGGGACTTAGGGTTGGCGAGATAGCAGCCTTAAAATGGTCTGACATTGATTTTAATGCCGGCACATTAAAAGTCGAGCGGCAAATGGTTGCTACAAATAAAAACGTTATGGCTCTACAAGAATTAAAAAGCAACAACTCTTATCGAACTGTTCCTATACCTTTACGACTACAGACAATTTTAGCAGAATACAAAAATAAATATCCTCGTCACATCAGCGATATGGTATTTTGGAATGCTACATATCACTCTATAAAAAGAGTTTCCCAATATACAAAAGGTGATATAAGTATTCATGACTTTAGACACACTTATGCTACAACACTACTTAGCAGCGGCTTCGACATTAAAACGGTAGCAGCATTGCTGGGAGATACAGTAGAAACAGTTTTAAAGGCATATGTACACTACACTGACGAAATGAGAGAAAATGCGCAAAAGCGTCTCTCGAATTTTTTTTAG